CTCTGATGCTGTAAGGTCAACCACTAAGATCGTACAGAAGACGATGGCTATCCAGTGCATGGATTGCAATGGGATAGGTAGTACACAGAAGTATAAGAAGAAGACAGTCACCAAGTTGGGTAAGAAATACTTGGTTGAGGGTGAAGCTTATAAGAACCGTACTAAGTGTAAGACCTGTTCAGGTGTAGGTGCTATATATAGCCCCACTGGTGAGACAGCGGGATTGAAGATGATCCCTAGAAGTCCCGCATACGCAAGTATCAATGGGTTTAAGACAGATAAGAACACTCTTAAAGTACTTATACAACAAGCAGAGAATAGCGGTAGAGATATTGCAGTAGAGTTTCTTACTAAAAGTAGTAGATTGAATGCTGTAACGACCTACTTAGATAGCTTTGTTGCTGGTATACAGAGAGGTACACGGTCTACTGGTCTGCTACACGCCAACTTCAACCAGTGTGTAACTGCTACTGGTAGATTGAGTAGTAGTGATCCCAACCTACAGAACCAGCCAAAGCGAGGCTTCCCTGTACGTAAGGCTATCGTTAGTCGCTTCGGCCCAGACCATCTAATCGTTGAGGCAGACTTCTCAGGACTAGAATTTAGAATGGCTGGTGAATTGAGTAGAGATAGCCAGATCATTGCTGACATTCAAAACGGTAAAGACATCCATAAGCAGACTGCTTCTATCATAAATCAATGTAGTCCAGACGAAGTTAGTAAGGATATGAGACAGGCGGCAAAGCAGTATTCGTTCGCGCCCCTTTATGGCGGTATGGGCGGCGGTGAGAAACCTCACATACGCAAGTACTTTTCCGAGTTCTTTGTTTTGTATAGTGGTTTGAAAGATTACCAAGATAAACTTATGAGCGGTGTACTGAAGACGGGCATTGTTCAGGTTCCTAGTGGCAGACAATATAAGTGGGACAATGTAGTTCGTACCAGAAATGGTAGAGTAAGCTACGCCACACAGATAGTTAATTACCCAATACAAGGCTTTGCCACAGGAGATTGTGTGCCTCTGGCTTGTATACGTGCGCTGAAAGCTTTCAAAGAAAGTAACCTGCGTAGTAAATTAATCCTGACCGTACACGATAGCATCGTGGTGGATTGCCATAAAGATGAATTAACCGAAGTAAAACAGATACTTAAAGACGCTATGCTAGGTATCGGTGATGAGATGCAAACACGCTTTGGGTACACACCAATTGTTCCTTTCGACATTGAGATAAGTGCGGGAAATAATTGGTTAGAACAGGATGAATTGGTGTTGACTGATGCCACCTAACTGTAGTACAATGATAACTCTTAACAAGGATGAATCTATGAATGAATTAGTGAACACTTCAGGCAATCTAAGCCTAGATGAACTGGCGTCTAAATTAGGTGCAACTTCGGGTAATACTAAGGGTCCAAGTATCCCTACCCTAAAGATAAATTCTCGCGGCGAGGATGCCAACGGAGTGCAAATCCCCCTTGGTGCTTTCTTCCTGAATACCCCTATTGATGATAGGGTATATGCTAAGGAAGGCGTTACCTTTCATGCCCTGAGTAATAAAATTCAGTACCAGCATTGGGGTGAAGAAGGTCTCATTAATAAGTCTATTCTGTTAGATTGGGCTAAAGAAGAAGGCCGTGATATGTTAGGCGGTTACAATTGTAATATGCCCACATATGAACAGTCTCGTAATTTCACTGAAGAAGAGCGTAAACAGTATAATGGCATAGATCGTTATCGTGTAGTACGTGGTCTAGTGTCGTATACAGGTAAGACCGCTTCTGGTGAGGAGCGTACTATAGAAAATCAACCCTGTGTTCTGTCGTTGAAGCGTAAGAACTATGGACCGTTCTATCATGACGTACTAAACCGCATGGGCGATAAAAAGCTATGGGATTTTGCCAGTGTACTAAAGGCAGATAAAGTACAAAGCCCTAAAGGTGCTACGTACTATGTCATGCGCTTTGAGCCTCAGTTTGGTGATAAAGTTCCTATGTCTCAGGAGATTCATGACAGCTTGAGTGCTGTACTTGAATTGATTGATTCAGAGAATGAACGCATCGAAGCAGCATGGAAGAAGTCTAATCTTCAACATGTTGAAAGTGCGCTAGATGATGATCTGGCTAATACCCTAGAGGAACTAGAACAGTCTTTTGACGAAGCCGTATAATGGGTATTATTAATGGCATGACAAATATGGTGTACCACTCAACAAGTGGTATATCATCCTCTGCTGTTAAGTCAGTGTATAAGAAATCATTAGCTCACTGGAAAGGTGAAAAGCGAACACAGACCGCTGCTTTTACTATGGGTACGGCTGTACATGCATTGCTTCTTGAGGAAGACAAGAACCTAGTACACAAAGGTCCAAAGACACGCCGATCTAAGGCGTTTACGGAACAAGAAGCATCTTTAAAGGGGGAAGAAGTTCTCCTTACTGAGGTAGAATATTATACCGCTAAGAAGATAGCTAATAGCACTCTAGCTAATGCTGACTGTAAGAAGTTTTTACGTCACCCTGATAGGGAAAACGAAGTAAGTATCTTTGCAGAGTGTCCTAAAACAGGGCTTACACTTAAGACTAGGCCGGATTTAATGATCCAAAGCGAGAAGACTGTGTTTGATGTTAAAACAACTCAGGACGCTTCTCCTCTTGGGTTCGCTAACGAGTGTTTCCGGTATGCTTACGATATTCAAAGTGCCTTCTACCTGTACGTATGTCAGCTAGCAGGTCTGGATGTTAGTGAGTTTAAGTTCATCGCTGTGGAGAAAACTGCACCCTATGTTTCTCACGTTCATGTGGTTTCAGAAGATTTACTAGCAAATGCGACAGAGCGTATGCATCGTACCTTGGCTACAATTGCTTCTGCACAGGATCAAGAAACTTACGATACTGGGTGGGGTGACTACAGTATAATAGAACTACCTAAATGGCTATAAGCACTCAAAGTGCGAAGGCAAAGGGGCGCAGACATCAGCAATGGGTTAGAGACCGAATTTTGGCTCTCTTTCCCAAAGCACTCCTCCCCGATGATGTCCGTAGTACCTCTATGGGCGCTGGCGGTGAGGATATACAATTAAGTCCCGCCGCCAGACGCTTATTCCCTTACTCTGTTGAGTGTAAGTCCTTCAAAAGCTTCGCAGTATATAAAGTCATGGATCAAGCTAAAGAGAACTGCCCCAAGGGAGCGGAACCTATAGCCATTATTAAAGGTGATCGCCAAAAGCCGTTGGCTGTCATGGACGCAGACCACTTCTTTAAATTAACAAAACGAAAGTAACTCATGTCAAACAGTAAACCTAGCACTATGAATATTCATATATCTATAGACTCGGATAACGATGTTATTGATATTGAAATGGAGCATGACATTGATGATGGCATGGCAGAAGACAAAGCAGAGTTCTTCATGGACCTGCTTAACGGCATTGGCTTTAAAATTGATGCAGAGGCGGAAAGTATAGCTTTCCAAGGTGCGCTATTGCGTAAGGTAAGTGAGCTACAAGAACTTTTGGAAGATTACGAAGAAGGTGTAGTAGACTTTGAGCCAGACGATCTGCTTTTGGATAGGATTAAAGAAGCTAAATCTAATAACGTAGTATCCCTCAAAAGTAAGCTACACTGATGCGTGGTGGTGAAGATTTTGAAAAGACCATCTTAGGTTCTGGTGCAGAGGATTTTGTGAACAACCCCCCGCACTACAATGAAGGCTCTATTGAATGCATTGAAGCAATGAAATCTATGGCAGATGGCGTATCAAACGTCACTGCCCATGAAGCATATTGTTGGCAGAATGCCTTTAAATATCTTTGGCGCTGGCCCTACAAAAACGGCGTTGAAGACCTGAAGAAATGCCGCTGGTATTTAGACCGATTAATCAAACAACTGGAAAATAACCAATGATCACACAAGAAGATATTGAAGCATTCAAAGATATGCAAGAACCTGTACCACAGATGGGTCTACATAATATGCCTAATGATTGGGACCATCCCCACTCTACACCCTTACAAATGGTAAGGGATTTTGCCACTGCAATGGACCAGCCTTTAGATCAAGTATGGCAAGAAGATACTGCTTTGGAAAACTTTCGCTGGAGCCTGATAGCCGAAGAATATGGCGAGTGCTGTGACGAAAGCGGTAAGAGTACAAACCCCGTCAATATGCTTAAGGAATTAGCTGACTTAGTATATGTAGTATACGGCTATGCTGCCACTCATGGGTGGGATTTAGATAAAGCCCTACGCCGTGTGCATTGGTCAAATATGTCTAAGCTAGGCTTGGACGGTAAACCCCTAAAAAACGAAATGGGCAAAGTAATAAAAGGCCCAAACTACAAACAACCTGATTTAACCAACTTAGTGGAGACCTCGAATGAGCAATAACTACCTACCAACCGACTATCAAACCTTCATTGCTACCAGCCGTTACGCACGATGGATTGAAGAAGAAGGACGTAGAGAGACATGGAGTGAAACCGTATCTCGCTATATGAAGAATATTATTATGCCCCTTACAGGCGATAGTACCTATATAAAGGAA